TATTGCCAATGAATATTTAAAAACAATATATGGAGAGTTCTTAATTGTTAATAATTCAAATATGTATAATTTTGATATGATACAAACGATTTTAAGAAAAGGTAAATATACTTCAAGATATCGTTTGTTTTTATTATATCCAGACGAAAAAATTAATTATGAGATTCCACAAGAAGATATCATAAATGATGCTGGAAATTATACAGAGAATTATCAAAATGGGCAAAGAAGAAATGTTAATATTTCTTTAGTCAATATTAACGGACAATATACTCCAAACATAAATTCAATTTGGGTTTATGATAAATTTAGATTAGATGTTGGTATTGAATATAATGATGAAGTTTTTTGGTTTCCAAGAGGAATATATATTATGGGTAACCCAAGCGTTCAACATAACGATTCTGATAAGCAAGTAAGTTTATCCCTAGTTGATAAATTTGCGTTGTTAGAAGGTCATATGGGAACCCTTGAAACAACTTATGAAATTCCAGAGGGAACAGAAATAGAAAATGCAATAAAAGCAATTTTAACTTTAGATTCAGGAAGCGGATATTCATTAGATTTGCAGCCAATTATTTATGACCATAGTTTTAAAGGTAGAAGAACTCCTTACACAATTAGAAAAGATGCTGGTTCAAACTTTGGGGAAATTATATTGGAACTTGCTAGTATCTTAGGAGCAGAATGTTTTTATAATGATACTGGTAATTTGTGTTTTATTCCAATCAATGAAACGGTGGTTGATGAAAATAAACCTATTATTTGGGATTTTAGTGATGAACAAAAAGAATTTATATCATCAAATTCAAATTATGATTTTGAAAACGTAATAAATGAAGTTGATGTGGTAGGAGATAATATTAATAATAAAATTGTTTCTGCCGTTGCTAAAAATGAAGACCCCGAATCTCCAATATGTATTCAAAGAATTGGAAGAAGAGTTAAATATTTAAATGATGCTGCAATATATAGTGATGAATTGGCTCAAGATAGGGCTAATTATGAGTTAAGATGTTGTAGAATTTTAGGAACAAAAGTATCCATATCAACAACATTTAATCCATTATTATTTGTAGATAATATTATTACAATCGAAGATAGTTATTATAAATATAAAAGAGATAAATTTTTAATACAATCAATATCTTATTCTCTAGGTAGTAGCAATCAAATGACTATTACTTGTTCTGCTTTATCTAATATTAATATGGCAGATGACGAAACTAAGAGTTATTTGGCTGATAACGCACATAACTTTATAACAACAGTATATCAAGATTTTCTTGTTGTTACGAGAAGATAGGAGGAGATTATATGGATTTTGATTTGAATTATTTAACACAATTTAAAAGTGTTATTGAAGAAATTGTAAAAGCCGAATTAAAGAAGCAAAAAATACCAACTTTTGTTTCGGCTGTGGTACATAGTGTTAATCAAGACGGAACCGTCAATGTGTATCTTCCTCCTAATAAAGATAATATAATAACAAAATTATTAAATAAGAGCGGAGAAACGCTTAGTGATGGTGATAGCGTTGAAGTAATGACCAAAGGTGGAAATTTATCTAACGCGTGGGTAATGGTTAAACACGGTAATTAAATAAAATGAAAGGATGTGAAATAGTATGGCTCAACAAACAATTAATAACTTGGAGTCTGCTGCTACTGTAAGAAGTAAGATTAATAGTAATTTTACTGATTTGTATACAAATAAATGTACAACTTCACACGCTTCAGTTAATACTACATATGGTGTTGCCACTGGTTCTGTTTACGGTCACGTTAAAGTAACTGCCGCAAATGGATTAACTTTAAATAGTGGTACTATTAGTATGAATGCTGCGAGTACAAGTCAGGTTGGTACAGTACAATTAGAAGATTCGGTTACATCAACTTCTACTACAAAAGCATTAACAGCCAATCAAGGTAAATTGCTTAATGATAGCATTTCGAGTTTATCAAGTGGCAAAGCTCCAACTAATCACGCATCAACTGCGACTACATATGGTGTTGCCACAACATCAGCATATGGTCATATTAAAGTAACCACAGGTAATGGTTTAAGTTTATCAAGTGGAACTTTATCTATGAATGCTGCGAGCACAAGTGCTGCTGGTGCAGTGCAATTAAATAATACATTGACATCTACTTCAACAACTCAAGCCTTAACCGCTGCTCAAGGTAAAGAATTATATGATAATAAAGCAAGAGCTTATTACGGTAGTTCTGCACCAAGTAGTGGAACAGGTAAAAATGGAGATATATATTTCTTAATATCATAGGGAGGTGAAATAAAAAATGGCTAGTATATCAGAATATTCTTTAACAAATACCGGAGCAGAAGTTCAACAAGCAATTACCGATGCATTAACAAACTTACCTTATTTAATTAATCAAAAAGTTAGTGTAACAGACGTTTTAACAAAGACAAATACGACTGCTTATACTCCAACATCAGCATATCATCCAGCAACAAAAGCATATGCAGATAGTTTAAGACCAGAAATAACTGTTGGTACTACAACTACTGGAGCCGCTGGAACAAATGCAAGTGTTGTTAATAGTGGAACTAACACAAACGCTATTTTAGATTTCACTATTCCACAAGGAGTTAGAGGTTATAATGTAGGTTCTGTTTCAAGAACATCAGGAACTGGTGCTCCTGGAACTACTGACACATATACAATGTATTTAAATGACCCAAGTACGACTGCTATAGGAACATTTACTGTATATAATGGTACAGATGCTTCTATATCAGTAGGGTTAAATAATGTTACTGATAGTTCATTAACAATTACAGGAAGTCCACTTACAAGTAGTGGAACAATTAATATTAAACACTCAAATTCGATTACCGCCCAAACAACTCAGGCTGTATATCCAATTAAAATAGATAGATGTGGGCATATTACAGCATATGGTAGCGCTGTTTCTATAGGAGATATGTTCAAAAACGTCTATGATACAAATAATAATAATATAGTTGATAGAGCTGAACATTTAGATAATGGTACAGACCAATTATATTTTGATATTTCATAAGAAAGGAGAAATAATTAATGGCTTATGTAACAAGCGCTTCTTATGGTGGTCGTTATCTAAAATTGGAATGTTGGGAAAATGCAACTGATGTAGTTCAAAATTATTCTCAAGTAGGTGCTACATTATCATCAATTGGTGGTAGCGTTGCTTATTACTCAATATATAACTGGGGAGGAGATGTTAATGGTAATCGACTATGGGGTATATCTACAACATATTGGAATAGTTATGCTTTCCCAGCAGCTACTGGTAGTGATACTAAATATATAAATGTATATCATAACGCAGATGGCTCAGTTGGTAATGTGGGATTCACCTTATATGGAAAAGTATATTATGGTGGAACGGCATCTTTTGATGGAGCACTAGGATTATCACAATTTAATCGTGGGACAACTGTTTATCAATCATTAAATAGTAAAACTCCAACATCAATAACGATGAACTGGTCTACAACTAATACCGCTGATTATGTTTGGTATTCTACAAATAATGGTTCTAGTTGGACTGGTATTTGGAGTGGTTCTGCTTCAAGCGGAACTTATACAATTAGCGGATTAAGCCCTAATACATCATACAACATTAAAACTAGAGCAAGACGTGAGGATACGCAAAGAGACGGCAATTATAGTGGGGCAACCGCTATATCAACATATCAATCATATAGTACTGTTACATCTGTAACTACAGGTAATTTAATGCCATTTACGATGACGGCATATTGTACTTCAAGTAATGCTGGTAATACCGATTCTTATGAATATTCATTATGTGATTCTAATTTATCAGTGTTGCAGACATATACTACTAATGTAACATATTATAATTTTACAGGATTAAATGAAGAAACAACATATTATATTAGATGTAGAGTTAAATCAACCGATTCACAAGTATGGTCAGGATATTCATATAGTTCAGCATTTACAACTCCAGCAGACCAATCTAAAGGATATATCAAAATTAATGGTACGTGGACTTTAGGTAAAGTTTATTATAAAACTAGTGGTAATTGGGTTAAAGCAAAGAAAACATATTTAAAATATGGAGACAATTGGAATATTTCAAGGAATCCATAGAAAGGAGGAATATAAATGATAGATAAATTACGTAGAGATATTTATGTATATCAAGGAACTAATTGTGATTTTGTTTTTGATATTAATATTAATGGGGAAAGATATGCTCCAGCAGAGCAAGATAAGTTTACATTAATAGTCAAAGATTATAGAGACGAAAATAAAACAGTTATTACAAAGGAATCTACTGGCTCTTGTCAATTTATGTTTACGCCAAGCGATACAGTTGATTTAGATATTGGATATTATACATATAATGTTAAGTTAGAACAAAATGATACAAAGTTTATTTATGAAATTGTTTCTCCTAGTACATTCCAAATAAAGGCTGGTGAGTAATATGGATGAAAGAACAATGTGGTATGATATGGGGAAAACCGATAAAGTAAAAAGTCCAATAAATACTGGTGTAACAAATATTAGTGTAGGAATAGAATTTGAAGTGGAAGCAAGTGGAAATACAATTAATGAGAATGAATAATAAAGAAAGGAGAAAAATTTTATGTCAAAAGTAAAATTTTATAGTGATTCAGCTAAGACCAATCAAGTTTATCCTGAAATTGACTTAGGAGAAAATCTTGAATTGGGTTTAGAAAATTATTTTGCAATTACTGCTGATGATGGAATTTATGGTCTTGAGTTTGACCTTTGGGCAACATCTCATACTTCAGCAGGAACAAAAACCGGAAAGAATGCTGGTCAAACAATAACACCAGGAACAAATGCTGTTTATGAAACAAGTTCATATGGTGTTGCATTCGATTCATATGATTGTAATGCTTTTGTTGACAGTGACGGCGTTCAACACATTACATATTTAAAAGGTATGCCTGAATATGGTGATACTGAAGACACAATTAAAACTTATACATATAATGGAACAACTTATTTACAAGATGTTTTTGTTATAAAAAGAACTTATTATGAAAAATGGTACAATGATGGTACTAAACAATATTACGAAAGAAGTTATATTCCTAGAGATGGATTTACTCCAGTTGCTCACGCAATTAGAAAAGATGGAACTGTTAGTCCTTGGTTCTTAACTGCTAAATATGTGGCAGGACTAGATAGTCAAGGAAGAAGACGTTCATTAAAAGGATTAAAACCAGCAAGAAATAATTCATATAGTAATGAGGTAACTAATTATCATAATAGAGGAACTTATTATACTGGCGGATTAACAAGCGAATATAAAGATTTCTTAACAACATTCTGGTTAAAATATGGAACTAGAAACACACAATCAGTTATGGCTGGATGTACAAGTTATAATTTCCAATATGCTTTGGCTGCCGCTGAAAGTGATGTTAAGAGGGTTAAAATAACAACAGCACAAGCTGCTAATTTAGTTGTTGGAAGTTCTGTATCTATTGGTAATGCAGGAAGTTCAACAAACCACGATAGAGGACAAGCACATATGCATAATATTGCTGATAGTGTAGTTATTACATCTATTGTAGAAGATGAAGATGATAATACATATTCTTATGTTTATGTTGATGTTGATGATGCTTTCTCAATTACAGCGCCAACAACAACTTATATCAGTACAATGCATTGGCAATCTGGATTTAGTGATAATGTATTAGGTAGAGATGGATGTCCAGGAAACTTAACTAATGGTAAATTCCCTATGGTATTAGATGGAATTGAAATGATGGTTGGCGGATATGAAGTTGCCGGAAATGCAATTATGGATATTGTAAGTTCAACAGGACAAAGAGAAGTTTATGTAACTAACGACTCTACTAAGTTAACAACTACCGTAGCAACTATTAAATCAACTTATAATAAATCAAGTTATTCAATGCAGCCAACTACATTAAATGCTTGGAATTATATTACTGCAATGCAACTTGATTTGACTAATGGCGTTGCTATACCTACTGAAGCTGGAGCATCACAATCTGGTTCAAGCGTAGGATATGCAGATGGATTATATGTAGATAATGGAACGAGTGGACAAAGAGAGTTCCTTCTTCTTGGCGCTCTGCAT